ATCTGGGGTGGCACTCGCTGTTTCCGACCTTTTGACTTTTATTACGTGGGACATTTCTTAGAAGGTACCTCCGTCTAAAGTGTTTGTCCATACTATTGTTCCGTTTGCTCCTACTTGAAGAACCTGTCCAACACTATTTGTGCTGTCATATGTACCTATTGATAAAGAAGCAAAAGAAGATCCTCCATTTGCTCCGTATAGTAATACGCCTTCTGGTAATGAGCTTACTCCTTTTAATCTTAATGTGTCTGAGTTGATTTCGATTGTAGTATCATCTACATTGACTGAAAGAGTATTACCTGATTTGGCAAGTCCTGAACCTGCGGTGACTGAACCCGCTCCAGAGAACTGCGTGAATGTTAACGTAGTTGTTCCAATTGTTGCTGAACCTGTTACATTTGAAAGTACAAAACCTGCATCTGCTGCTGATCCTTCTTCTACAAAGGTAAACATACCTCCAGTAACATCTCCTGAACTATCTGCGTCTAATGTTCTAGTAAGAACGTATGGGTTTCCAACATCACCTACTGTGGTTACTTTATAGATACCGTTTTCTGTTCCTGTTGTTTGATTCTTAACAAGTACTCTATCTCCAGAAGTTAATGCAACGCTGTCTATTGTTACAGCCCCATTTCCGTCTGCGGTTAGTGTCGCTCCGACACCACTAGTACCATTGTTATATGCTGTTGATAAGTTAGCTGTTGTAGCTACTCTTACTGAATCTTTAATGTCAAGTGCTTGTTTTACTGCATCAACATATGCTTTAGTTGTAGCATCTGTTGCTTGTACTGGAGTACCAATATTAGTAACTTTGTTACCGCCCATATTGACTGTCTGTGATCCAGCTACTGTAAAGCCTCCATCAAAGTCTGCTGACTCTGTGAATGTTGCAGTTCCTGTAACTGTTACTGTGTCTCCACTAGCATTTCCTAAAGTAACGTTTCCATCTAATTGTGTTGAACCGTCAACTTCTAAATTACCTGTTAAAGTTGTATTTCCAGTTACATCTAAAGTACCTGCTACTAATGTATTACCTGTACCACTTGCTACTGTGAATTTGTCTGTGTTTACTACTAAGTTTCCTGTGACTGCTGCAGAACCTAAAGTTGCTGCTCCTGAAACATCTAAGTCTCCATTCAAGTCTACATTTTTCCCAATCTCTACTTCTTCTGAACCATTAGTTGTGATAAATTTAACATAAGAAGTTCCGCCTTCATTTATGTCTAAAGCTGCTGCTTCATTATCTTGTATAGTTAGAGAGGTTGCTTGATTAGCTAAACTTACTGTTCCGCCATGTTGTACTATTAATGAACCTGCTGGTTTAATAGTTAAGTTGCCTGATGCTGTACTAATAGTATTATTTGAACCTGTAACTACAATATTTCCAGTTTTTAACTGATCTATTTTACTAGAGGTATCAACTACTATAGCTGAACTTGCTGTAAGTGTACCAGCTGTATGGTCAAGCATTTCAACAAATAAGTCTCCACCTATTGTTGTTACTGCTGAAGAACTTGGGTGTCCTACAAAGAGCTTTTTAGAATTAGACGAATACGCTAACTCACCAGCACCTAGTGAAGTTGGAGCGGCGGTACTACTACTTCTTTTGATTTTAATGGTTTGTGCCATGATTTTATCCTATCGAGCTTAAAAGCTCCCTGCGTCTACCGTGTCTGAGTCCGCTGAGTTGTTACCTATCATTATAGGAACAAATTCAAAGTTTCCAGTTGTTATTTCTCGGTAGATCTTTAACTGATTGTCATCAGTATCATAATATAAATCTCCTTCTGCCAAGTCTGTTGTACTTGACGTAGGAGCTGTTGTTGATACAAAAAATTGATTTGCTAAAAAATTTAGAGCATCTTGTACGTTTTCTTTGCCTGTAAGTGTACCTACTGGGGAAGTAAGTGTAATTCCTGCGGCGTCTGTAACATCACCACCTACTGCATTTGATATGGTTAAGGTAGTAGTTTGGGCGGTAGCGCTTAATGTTTGTTTTTGTGGAGTAATTGATATAGTTGTTGCCATTATCTTGTCACGTTTTGAGTAACTCTCGCTACACCCTGTACAAGTCTAGTAATTGTATTAGCACTAGAATTGAAAATTTCAGTATCATAATAATACTTACCTGCGGCAATATTAGCAGTAACGGCATGTCCAAGTTTCATAGTGAACTTACCATTAGATGCGTCTGTTACTACACAAGTAAATGTTGCTGTAAGAGTAGTGGATGAGGGGGTAGGGCGAAGCTGTGCCGTAACAGTGTGTGTACTGATTGGTATTGCTTCTCCGTCTTCTGATAGTGCGAATTCTAAGCTAAAGTCCGATCCTTGATCGATAACTATATCATAATTTCCTGCTGCCATATTATACTCCTATATGCTAAATTATATCAAAAATATGAGGTGGTGTCAAGAACTATTTTTGAGCGGTATACGCTCGACTTACGAGTTTGGGAATTTGTCTTTAACAGCTTTCCTAGCTAGATAAAATTCTCCAGTTTTTGCTGTATCGCCAAACTTACCAGAATCAATATCGTGGTATAAATTATCTAACTGTTCTTTTAGTTGTGTATAATACTTAGCTCTTTGTTGTGCTGGAGTTTCTCCTTTGCTTAAATTTATATTCATTGTCCATACCTCTTTACTGTTATTGTTGTTCCACTATGTTCTTTATAGTGAAGCTTTTTAAATTTTATTATATACTGACCAGGTTCTTGAGTAGTAAGTGTTAATGTAGTATCTGTCATAACTCCTACAGACTCTCCATCTTTAAATACTTCTGTACCTGCGGGAACACCTGTTACATTGACTACTTCATCAAGAGCAGGATTTATTGTTGAAAACACACAGTTAAATATACTTTTCTCGACTAAAGCAGTTGCATCACTATTTACATAGAAATTGCCATCAGGTATATTTTCAGATTCTAAGGCAACATGACTGTTTCCTAAATCTGCTTGTGCGCTTTTTATTGCGTCATTAATTAGTCCTGTAGTAGACCACACTATGCTTTTATTATTATCATAAAATATATTATATATCATAAACTTTCTCCGTTTAAAAAATTTTCTGCTGTAAATATTACACAACTCCAAAAATATCTAGAATCAGTAAAAGGAATTGTTCCTGTCATATACCCTGCTGCTGTTTCACTTGTATCATCGTCATGATGCATTCTTACCGTGTTTTTTAATACTATAGTATTATTTGTTACGCTGCTTACTAGTAGTCCACTTTCTGCAGTGCTTCCTGGATGTTCTATTTCTTCCCCTTCTTCGTCTCCCTCTTCAGTATAAGCGCTTTTATCTATGTAATATGAAAAAGGAGGATAGACCTCAGTTGCTAAACCACTAGTAATTTGATTATAAGTGCAAAATCGTACTGCAAAACAAGGTACATAACCTAAATTATGTGTAATAGTTTCAGTATGTTGATTATAGGTTACTCCATTAAATACAAAGCTAACTTGTGTTCCTGAGCTATTTTGAACATTTGGAACTAATATTCCTTGTGATGCTGAATGTACAATAAGACTTTCTGCGGCTCTTGAATCAAACCCTAAAGGCTCAGTAGAAGTTAGTACATCTTGTCCTGATCTAGATACAAATAACCCGTAATCTGTGCTTCCTCTTTTCCCTAGTAATACTCGATTTGCCATTAGAATAGTGCCAGATTAGAGTACCTAGGTACTACAAACGATTTTACAGTTAAAGATGCTGCTCCTGTATTTTCGATAGTTATTGTTTCCAAAGACTCACTTACATTATAATTATAAGACTGAGCTCCCGATCCTCCGTATGTTGTCGGAGCTAAAAGTCCGAACCCTATGAATCCAAAACCAACACCAAAGTCTATACTACTTAAGTCTAAAGTTACTGCATTTCCTGCTGCTATACTGGAAGTGGTGGTGGTATTTGTTCCTCCTCCTGCTTGTGGTATTGGTGCAAGTTGGTACATAGATATTATTCTTCCTAAACTTGTTCCTGTTCCGTTATCAGTATTAAAAATTAATTCATCTGCAGTACAAGTAGTTACATCTTTTCCAGGCCTTGATATGTAAAGTCCAAATCCTGGAGTACCTGAACTGTGTCCATGATTACTGTTTGTGTTCTTTCCTAGTATTATTCTATTTGCCATAATTATGTTCCAAAATAAGTAGTTGTCATATATCCATATGCACAAGGTATTCTTATTACAAAGAAACTTGCATTAACCATTTCTGTTTCTGTAGGATTGTCTTCGTCTGCATCACTATATTCATAAAATCTTCCTGTACTTACAGGAGCGCCTACAGCCGTACCCTGAACAGATTGATCAGCAGGAAGAGTTGCCTGTGCGGCTACTGGGTGTATAGTACTAGAAGTAGTTTTCCATAGATTGAGTCTATTTACAGATTCATAAAATTGTTCCTCATCGTCGTATTCTCCTTCATATCCCCCTGCATGTTGCTCTGATAAAAGTACTAAAGGTATATATCCTAAATTAGGTTTAGTTGTTCCTGAAGCAGTTAAAAAGTTTACTCCCGTAGAAGCTAAATCAGGATAGTCATACGTTGCTCCAGGTATTCCTACTATTGTTTCTAAGGAGTTTGAAGCAGGATAAGTTATTACCATATCAGAATTTGTCTTTTCTAGTCGTATTCTTTTGTCGTTTGCACCTAAGTTACTAACAGATGCAGTAATATTTGTAATATTTGCATTATTAATATCATCTCGTACATTTTCTGCTGTTGTAAAAGTAACTCCAAAACTTGTTGTTGTTGTACTAAGAGTTACTGTTGTGCCATCTATTATAATTTTTTTACCTGTAAGGTTTACTGCATTAAAAAATGCCGTAGCATACATATTAGTTGTTCCTCTTATATATACTTCTTGATCGGAAGAATCGGTTACAAATGTTATACCAGCTCCTCCTCCATATATCTGACCTGTTCTATTTTTTCTAGAGTCAAAGAGCATATCTTTATCTGCTCCAGTGGTAACATCAGTACCTTCTCTAGATACTTTGAGTCCGAAAGTACTTCCTATATCTCCTAATAATATTCGATTTGCCATTAGTCTGTAATTAAAATTCTCCCGTTTGTTCCATCTATTGTTATATTTCCTACTACTATACTTCCGCCAGAGGCAACACTCATACTTGAGGTTACGTTACCTGATGAATTTATAGCAGTACCATTATGTGTTGCTTTTGTTACATTAGCTACTTTGATACCACTTGAATCTGATGTTATTTGAGCATCAGCTGCTGTTAGTGTTATATCGTTATTTGAGCCATTGTTTAATCTTAAAGTTCCTGTAGTCGGTCTACTAAAACTAATACTAGAATTTCTAACCGTAGTAGGTGTTCTAGCGATAGGTATGGAGCCTGAGGTTATATTACTCGCGTTACTCATATCAAGATTTGGTACTAATGCTAAACCTACATTGGCTTTAGTAGTTCCTGCTCGTATAGCACTAGTAGAGTCTTGGTTAGATGTAGCACCTAGGGCTGCTCCAGACTTAATAGTAGCTACTGCAGTACCGTTTACAGTACCAGTTAGATCACCCGCTAATATAGAGGCTGTAGAGTCTTGGTTAGCTGTAGCACCTGCGGCTGCTCCAGACTTAATAGTAGCTACTGCAGTACCGTTTACAGTACCAGTTAGATCACCTGATAATATGGTGGCAGTGTTTGCGTTGTCTACATTACCTAAACCAACATCAGCCGCTGTTGTAGCTGCCCTGGCTGCTAGTACAACATCTGCATCACTTGTATTATCTACGTTGCCTAATCCAACTTGAGCTGCAGTAGTCTTATCATTTCTTATAGCAATACCATCTCCAGTAATACCAGTTATAACTCCTGTTGTAGCATTAATTGCTATAGTAGAGTTTTTGAGTGTAGAAGGTACTGTATCGGTTGAGTTAGTATCTCCTGCTTTTGTAAGTGTAATAGTAGTACCGTCTAAGCTAATTCCTAAGTCACTATTTAAGAATTTATTTGTGTTTGTTTGCCCTGTTCCACCTTTCAATGTAGGTACTGGTCTATTTACATCTCCAGTTGAAGTTAAACCTGCAGTAGCTCTTGCAGCTCCTCCTTGAACTGTTGAGGCTGCTGTGCCATTTACATTGGTAACATCATTAGCAGTGTTATCTCCAGTAATATCAGCGCCATCTGTGTATGAAAGACCTAGTTTGGCTTTTGTTATAGTAGTGGTATCAGTTGTACCGTCTCCTTTTGTTAGTGTAAATACACCAGAGTTTCCTTGACTAATCGCTATGCCACTATTTAAGAATTTATTTGTATTTGTTTGACCTGTTCCACCTACGCTTACTGGGACTGTTCTAGATACATCTCCAGTTGAAGTTAAACCTGCAAATCCTCTCGAAGCACCTGTTTTAGTATTACCTGTATCATTTATATCTTCAAGGTCTAGTGTTCCTCCACCTGCTCCTGATAATGCTCCGGCGCTCGTTAGAGTTATACCTGCATTTCTAATTGATTTAGTGCTATCTAAAGGGTCTTGTCCAGCTCTTAAAAGGCCAAAACGAGTTCTACTTGTTGAATCAAATACTTCGTAAGTATCAGTAACTCCATTTATATCAAAACTAAATATACCATCCGTAGTATTAGTAGGTACTGTAAATTTGTTAGCATCTTCAGGTGGTTTTGTTCCGCCTACATGGTCATATAGTTCTACATATCTTATAGGTACACTCCAAGTAATTGTATTACTTGTTCCTGGTTTTGTACCTACAGAGAACCATACTAATCCATTTCCAGATACTGCGTTTCTTGCGGCAGTAAGAGTAGAGTACCAACTACTTGTTGGTGGATTTGGAGTTCCTGCACTTGGAGTAGCGGGTTGACTTGCAGACTCTTGGAAGATTGTAAAGTTTGATGCTCCATCATCTCCGTCATCTCCATCTGTTCCGTCTGTTCCATCCGCGCCTTCTATTCTTGTAGGGGCTTGCCAAGTAGTTATATATTTATATACTCCACTTGCAATACTAAATGTTGTTGTTCCTTTTGCTACCCATATTGGATTAGCTCCTGAAGGTACATCTCCTATATCATCATACCAAAGATTTGGTAAAGCAGGGTAGTTTGTTGCACTTGGAGTTGCGGGTTGATTTGCACTTCTTATAAATATAAACTCTACCTGATTGACAGGGAACTTAGAATTACCTGGTGCAGACCAAGATAAACTTCCAGAAGTATTAGCTGTTGAACTTTCTGTAGCGAGAGCTTCTGATGTCCAATAGAGTGCTCCATCAGAATCTTCTGGTAATGCTTGTTGCCAACCTGCAGCTATACTTGCTATAACATTATTGCCAAAATGATATACTCCCGATGTAGGTGTTGTTGGTATTGTAAACGTATTATTATTGAATGACGCTGGATAGTATAAAATTAACTCTTTTACTTTTCTACCTGTGTCTCCATCTTCTCCATCAGTACCTTTTTTAGATTTTGTAAATGTTTGTGCTTTTGTGAGTGTTACATTATTTTCTATATTTATGCTATATTCTATTTCTGAGTTATCAGTACCATTTGCAACACCGCTATGGTCTGCGACTGTAATATTTTTTTCGCTTCCCGTGTTTAATGTAAAACTTCCTACAGTTATATTAGTTGCTGTAGTAGTTATATCATACTGACCTGTTCCAGGAGTACCAGTATTTGCTACTGGAGTAAGTTGAGTTGCTCCTTTATAGACTTCTATTTTTGTGCCTGATCCTGCAAAGCTGCTTACAACTCCTGTGTTAGAAGAAGGGAACGTATGGGCTTCATTTGTAACGATAGCTGTATAAGCTGGTGCACCGTCTGTACCTTGACTACCTTGTTGTAGAGAAGTGATTGTGATTGTATCAAACGCAAGTTCTGTTTGGTTTGCTTCTGATACTCCAACTTTAATTGTTCTTGGATTAGTATTTATAGTAGAAGGTATGCTAAAACTAAAGGTATCTGATGCGCCTGAACCATCTGTGAAACTTGTTTCATCAGATATACCATCTCCTGTAAATTTAAAATAAGGGTCACTAAAGTTTTGTGATGTTGCTGTTAATGTAATTGTTCCACTAGGGCTCGGTGTTGTTCCGTCTGCCGCATAGGTTATTGAGTAATCACTTGCTGTTAAATTTACTGTTCTTGAGTCTGTACCTGCTCCTGTTGCTCCTGGAATACTTTTACCTAAAGAAACTACTCTTGTTCCTATGGTTTCATTAGTTCCTCTATCTGTTAGTGTAACTACGAAAGAAGCTGTATCAGCTGTTATTGCTGTAACTGTAATAGCACCCGTGCTAGAGTTTACTACTGTAGTACAGTTTGTATCTGCAGTAGACAGTCCGAAAGTGTTTGTTGCTGAGCCGCTACTTGCAAAAGTATAGCTTATAGTGCCTTTATTGACTGTGTATGAATTTGAAAAACTTGAGAAGTCACTAACAACTCCTGCTGCATTTGAAGGAAAGTTATGGTTTTCGTTTGTACCATTTATACTATAAGCATCTATTCCTCTGTTCCCACTAGAAAAGTTTATAAAGGAGTAGACACCTGATGTATTAGTTACTGAACCTAATATACAATCTTCTGCATTTGATATTCTGAGAGCTTGTCTAAATACATTCTTACCGCTATATGATCTTGTTGAAACTGTGGATAGGCTAAGTGCGGTATCGCTTGTTATATGACTTACTGTAGAAAAGAATCTAGTCGCACCAGCAGTGTCTATTATTATGACATCTCCTGGTTCAAAGTCTGTTGTAAATGCTGTACTGCTTCCTGAAACTTCTGTTGAATTTGCTGATAAAGTTATAGTACCACTTGCTTGTACGAAATCTTCGTTTGATTCTCCAAGTCTTTTTACATATTTAAAATAATTTTCATTGCCGTCTATATCTGTTGTTGTTTCTTCTGTGTGGAATACAATAGGTTGTAATAAATCAGTACGAGTTGCTCCTCGTGATAAACTACCATCGTGGTCTAATAATAAATATCCAGTTTGTCCGTCTGATAAGTTATCAAAGTCTGCTTGTGTTGTAAATGCTGTATTTCCAGAACTAACTGTTATTGTACTTTCTTCTTCTGAACTAGGAGAATCAAATGTGTAACTACTAGTTGCAAAAGTTACAGTACCATTTGCAGATTCTATATTTATAGGGCAAGATAATATACCGCCCTTCATTATTCCGCCATTTAGTCCCTCTCCTAAAGTAGGTACACCAAACGGTAGAATCTTATCTTCATTCACAGTAAGTCTTCTTTGTTCCCAAGAAGAAGTAATTCCTAAAGTATTTATTGTTCTAACCCTAACTATTATTTCACCGTTTCCACTAACTTCTGCAAGAGTGTGGGAAGTAGTATTTAAACTAGGAATAGTTATTCTTATGAACTTGTCTGGATCGTCTACTCCTGGATGTCTGTAAGCAATTTCATATCCTGATAAATGTTCATAGACATCATTAATATTATTACCGTTATCATCTACTCTTGTTGTTACAGGATGCTGCCATGAAATTAACAAGTCTCTATCTGTGGTAGACCCTACTTCTGACCCAAATCCTGAAGCTACCATCTCAAGAGCTACACTTGTAGGTTCTGGAACTGCATCAGTATCTTTAGGTGGTTGCATTACTGTTGGAATATCTGGTATTATATATCCTCTGTCAATTTTTGTAAATTTTTCTGGTTTATACTCTTGTGCGCTTATTGCAAAAGTTAAACTTGTAATATCTTCTTTTATAGAAGTTACGATGTACTCTTTTAAGCTTCCTGCTACATTACCACCATCTTCTTCTTGACCTGATACTGTATAGATAACTTCAGCATTTGGTGCAGAAGAGAAAGCTGAACTAACAGTTACTGATGTAGTATTAAATGAAGATATTGGTTTAGTCTCAACTCTTACTTGGTCTGACCAGAATAATTGAACTATAGAGCCTGAATCATCTCGTACATTAGAAGCTTTGGTATCTGTATCTATGGCTGCTCCGGCTTCATCTAGTAATACTAAATCTCCTTGTTTATAATCTATACTATTTATAGTTGCACTCTGTTGAGTTAAATATGCTCCACCTTTAGGGTATATTAAATGAAGATTAAAATTATCAGTAGTATTTAAGAAACTACTTATATCTCTATCTGTTTTTATGACTGTAGAACTAGAACTAGATGTTGTTGTAACTCTTCCACTTGCTACTACGTCGTGTACATCTGGGTCTTGTATATTTATTACATCTCCAGGTCTTAGCATAGCTCCGTTTATACCAGTGCTAAAACTAACGATTTCTTCTTCATTTAGTTCAGAAAATAAATGCCATTTACCGTATCGCATTGCTTGTCCTTTAGAAGTACAACCAAATGCTGTAACATTTTTTGTTTTAACTTGCCCTGTTTTAGCAATATTACTGCTATCTTCAATAACTACATTATCTTGTTTATATTGTTTTTCTGGATTAGTCCAAGTTACTATTACTTGATTATGTTTGAATCTAGTTGAAGTTCCTGCATAATTAAATGTACCGTCCATAACGTTGGATTTTGTAAAAGTATAAACTGCACCTTTCTGTATGTTGGCTCCTAAAGTAACTGATCCATTCCACCAGATTAACATACTTCTCATTGTAGAACTGAAATCTTTTAATATTTTTATAGCACTAGTAGATTTTTGAATATAAACATTACACTCAAATCTAGGTTCTTGTCCGCCTTTTCCATCTGGTACGAGTTCGTCACAGTATTTTGCTAATCCATATAGTGTGTATCTGTCTATTTGTGAAAAATCGAAATCGGGATTAATATATTGTCCTAGTCCATATCTTGGATTAGTCATTAAGTCCATAAAAATCCAAACAGGGTTACTAGTATAAACTGTATCATAGTTTGCATTGCCTGGAGCAAAAGTTTTTATATCTCCTCTAAAATTACCATCCCAATCTACATAATTTGAAGTATCTGCACCAGTACTAACATTTCTTGTATACGAAGGAGTTGTTCTTCTTATAGAGCTTCCCTGTATTAATTCATCTTTTGGAAAGTAGTTAGTTGGAACTTGTACTTTTAGTCCTCTTATCTCATAACTTCTTTTTGGTATGGAGGAAAAGTCTTGTGCATCTACAATCACTGCTCCAAAAGCAGAGTAAGGATAACTTAATCTATCCATCACTATATTTTCTACAATTTTTAATACTGCATTATTTTGTACTACCCAGTTACCATACTCCCCGCCAACTTCATTTATTCTTTCAAAAGTTAAATAGTAGTCATCAAAAGGGCCGTACTTACTTATGTCAAATTCAAATAAATAGTTAAATCCTTGTTTTGTCCTATTACTAAATCCTCCTGTAGCATAATGACCGTCATCTGGAGTATACCCTTCTTTTCTTCGTAAGTTAGAATATGATGAAGCTCCGTTTACAATAACGGTTTTGTAAGCATTACTGCCTCTTTGATAGTGAAATTTAATTCTAATTAATGCACCTGCGTGTCTTAAAGTACTATCTTTTGCTTTCCATTTGTAACATCCTTGTGGAAAATTGAAAGTACATCTTATTAAATCAACTTCTCCAGGATTATCAATACCCATTTCATCTGCTGTTACAGTTTTTGTAGTGCCAGAGTACGCAGGGTTATCTCCTATACTTACTCTTAATTGACTCCATGTAGGATATCCTGTATTAGGAACTGTTTTTAAATCTCCACCATTTACTGAATAAGCAGCAGAACCACTACCAACTCCTGAAGGTGTAGGTAAGTATGATTGGTCTCTTTCTCCATTTCTAAATGCCCATAAAAAGTTATCATATTTTGCTAAAGGGGCTTGTTCTTCTGTCCTTTCGGGGGTACTTAAAGTTGCTGAAACATTACTTACGTTTCTTCCTCCTGCTGTAATTGTTACTCTGTTGTTTGAGTTGTCATAGCTACTTACTGTACCAACATAGTCTAATTCAACTGCTGTTCCTGATACACTAGCAGAGGGTGCTAAAGCTACTTTAACTGATGTGCTACTAATAAATTCTGTAATTGTGGTAATTAAATCTGAACCATCTATTCCTGCTGATGTTATTCTAATCTGTGGTTGTAATCGTTTTTCTCCTTCACCAATAACATCACTAGCTGCAAAGGTAAATCCAGAAGCGCTTGTGAGTGTAGTACTTCCAATAGTAGTAGTAATTGTACCTGCTTTTGATCCACCTACAATAAGTATATCTCTTGAGCCTTGGTCTATATTTGCTGAGTCTATAAAACTAGGATTATTATTATCGGTGATTACTCCAGTCGAAGCTACATAACTAATATCATTACTATCTAGAATAGCTACTATGTCTTTATCTCCATAGTTATACGCGGGGTTACCATTAAGCTTTATACTAGCTCCTTGATCTACTAATCCTTCGATTGGACCTTCTGATAAAGTATCATATATAATAGCTGTTTGCTCTCTTGTCATTCCATTAGAGGAAGTAGTGGGTAAATCTCCACCAACAACAGGTTCGTTTTCGTTATCGTTTATTATTCTTATAGCCATTATAAATTCCAGTTATATCCGTAGGCACTTTTACTATAGCCTGCTGAGTTTTGTATTCTTGATTTTGTGAAGGCAAAGTTAGTTACAACTCCACCTGCTGCTACTTTGCCATAAGCCATCGGTATCGGAACTCCTGTTTTACTAGTATTTACAGGGCCATTGAACAAAGCTGCTGATTCTTCATTATTACTATCAGGATCTGGCGTTGTTAATTCTATGATTCCTTTTAGAGCTAATTGCATACCAGTACTAAATAGAGCTGCAGCTGTACCACCAGTAGGGTCTACAAAAAAGGATAAAACCATAAGTATAGCTCCTATAACAATTTTAGCCCAGCTCTCTAATTTACTAGCAGCCCCTGAAGGTACTGGTGTAATGATTATATCTTCGTCTTCTATAAAACTTAATTCGTTTCCCGATAAAAAGTCAGGCATATTTTCTTTTGTGTAGTCTTTTACTGATTTTCCTTTTTGTACTGTAAATACTGTTCCTTGGTCTGTACATTCCATTAAGTATCTACGAAGACCTCCCTTTATAACATCTATAGCATGCATTGCTTCTTGCACACTTCGTACATTTAAATTATGTTCTTCTCCAAACAGTTTTCCCATTTGTCCTTTTAGTATTATTTTTCTATTCATTTGGTTCTAAAATTGTGTATTCTTTGTCTGGGTACGATACGATAAAGTATGGTATACCAAGATTGTTACAGTTCGTTTTGTCAAGGTCACTTGGACAAGATTTTTGCTCATAGTGACTATGGACTACATATAATATTTTGAAAATAGCTTGAAAGGATGCGAAAGCTAACTCGTCCATTTCAAAGTAATTTTCTTTTTCAGAAATATTTTCCATCGGAATATATCGTTTGTTATTACCATCCTTTACAATAAGTCCACAGCATTCTAATGGTGCACACTCCGCCGCATGCTCATATATTTGTTCTATCACTTAAATGTCCTTGCTGCTGGGAATCCTCCAAAAGGTAGTACAACTCTTGTGTCTGTTGTTACGCTTCCGTTATTTGTGCTTCCATTTTTTATCCACCCGAATCTCATTTTGCATGCTGTAGTCGTCTTACTACAAGCATCTCCTTTTTCCCAAAATTCTCCATAGGTCGGTGTTTGCCCTTCATTAGCTTGTTCAACTTTCCATAATAATGATTTGTTATAATTTTCAGAAGAAGAAACAGCATCTGTGTATACTACATAGTCATTATCTCGATCATCTAAATAAGTGTAGTATTCTGTACTAGCACTGTAAGTACTGTATATTCGTACTCTTTTGAAATTTGTATTTGAGTCTGTAGGAGTTCCAGGGCTATCACTTGCAAACACAGCTTGCCAATAATTATTTATAGTTACAGAACTACTCGTTCCATCTGCGTTAAATCTTGTTGTTGTTTTAGTCGTCTTGTAATAAGCATTTTTTACTATGCTACCAGAAGTATATAGTGTAAAAGTAGTTGAACTAGGTATTACATACTCGTTGTCTTGATTTACAAAAACTACATGAGAAGTACCGTTTACAAAGTATGATCCGTCTATAGCCCATGGACATCCGCTCTGTGCTTTCTTCCATCTATCTAAATGAGGACTTGCTCCTTGGTACTTATGAGAACATCTATCTGCATATACTTTTCTTGCAGGTATCTGTACTGTTTCTATATCAAATGGAGAAACTAGTTCCATCTGTACTGCTGTTTTACTTCTTGCTTTAATTCTGTCTATTATCCAGACTTGTCTTGCAAACTCTACTGGAGGATTTGCACTATTTCCAGAACCATCATCCAAATATTTTTTTAAGGTGGTTCTTCTAATTAGTTTTAATCCTAGTAGATTATGGTAGTTAATACTTCCTGTAGCACTGCTTAGAACATTAGTAACATTTGCAATAGTAACGTTTGGTCTTGCCATTGCTCCATCATTTTTTGTTTCAAAATTTTGCGCTTCTATTGGTATAGGAGGATATGTTCTGATTGTACTAGGAGAATCGTAATCTCTAAACTTAAGATTGCCTAGATTTGACTCTACTCCACTTCCTGAAAAGTAAGCAAACACTCCCTTAGATACTTCTATTTCAAATAAATGTATTAGTTCTGAGGCAGGGTCTAGCTTTTGTACATCTTCTACTATATTTGACATTATGCTTCGTATATTCTCCTAAATGTAGCCGTTAAGCTGTAATAATCATCATAGTCCCAGGTTTGACTCCAATCCTCGCAAACTACTTTTACTGTTTCTTCATTGCTTCCCGCATTTGTATCTGAGAAGATATAATCAAATGCAGTTACTCCTTTTTTAGATTCAAAAAAAGCAATTATATCATCTATCTCATCTTTTGGTCTAGTTGCAAAGTTAAGACTAAATTGTTGTTCTAAGTTATTTATACCATTTGCTATACGTTGCTCATACCCATCACCAAATTTTTGTACAAATACTACAGGTTTATTACTTCTTGTAAATCCTTTATCTGGTGCGACTACTCCAAGTGTGCCTCCTACATTAAATCCTATTGCCATATTATGCTCCTAGTAATCCGCCTGGTCTTTGTTGTTTTTCTATTTCGGCTAGTACTGCCATATTAATTGCGCTTGCCATTTCTTTAGCTCCGTCAGCTTCCATTTTTGTAGATACACCGCCATCTGATACGTTTACACTAATATTTGTATTATTTGTGGAGTTTGCTCCTCTTCCTAAGTCTACAGGGATGCTTTTATTATCAGGCAATGGTACTACTGCTTCATTTTGTTTTCCTTCTCCTACAAGATATGTTGGTTGTTTTGCTATTCCACCTTTCGCATATCTAGCTATACCACCTTTTGCTAAACCAATAACTCCACCTCTTTCTAATCCAAAGAAGCCTCCTAGTGTAGACAGAAGGCCTCCGCCCTTTCCGCCGAAGAGTCCTGAGAACATTCCTCCTATACTGTCAAAAAGCCCACCAAACATATCTTGAAACATGGTCTTGAAACCGCCATCTTTAAGAGCATCTAATGTGTCATCTGATCCGCCTGTTCCACTGCTAATACCACCATATCCATCTTTACTTAGTAATTTTCCCTTAAACAAACTAATTAGATTGCCTTCTTCATCAGTTCCACCAGTAGATATATCCATAGAATGACCAAAAGCGTTTGAGTGTGATGTTAGTACTTTTGATAGTTGGGTAACGTGGTCAGTATGTACTTTTTGTATAGCTTCTGCTTCTGGAGTTAGTTTTATACTATCTGGTCCCATACCTAGCATTTTTTTAAATCCTCCAGTTATAGGATTCATAATCATATCTGACATAGAACCTGTTGCAACTTTTTTCAACTTTTCGGCCATTCCTCTAAGAGCATCTCCACCACTTCCACCGTCAAGTATTGATTGAAGAGCATCTCCTCCTGCAGCATCAAAAGTTTCAATTGTAGCTTTTCTAATTTCATGAAATCTATCTAATTGATTTCCAAGAACTTCTAGTTGTGCGTCCATTACTTCTTTCTGAGTTATAAGTTCTTGAGTTGTTAAATCATGTACAACTTGTCCTGCTTGGTTCTTGCCATTTGTTTCTACAGTTCTTTCTAAAATTTTTCCTTGCAAAAGTAAATGCTCGGCTTGTAGTGCGTTGAATTTTACATTCATTGCAAGTCTTTTACTATGTCTATCACCTAGCTGATTTATAAGTAGTAATTCTGCATTTTGTAAATTTTTTCTTGCTTTTTGCATTAGAACAGCTCTATTTAACTCGTCGTTAATATCTACTAGAAGGTTTCTTTCGGTTAATAGTAGTTCTGCTTGTTTTTTTGATATATTTAATTTATGCATCATCTTAAAGATAGCTGCGGTATCTATTGTTAAATTAAATCCTTTTTCTTTTGCTAAATCTCGTTCTTCTTGTGTTAACTGTTTTGAGATTAACTTCTCGAGGTCTGCACCATTTTTCTTGCCTTCTGCTATGCTTTTCTGTGCTGCATCATACTGATTAAATACTTGTGATAAATTTGCTGACATTGTTGCAAAAGCAGTAGGTTTTGGCATACTTAATTTTATAGCTTCCATTAGGTTGTCTAAAGGTTCTGACATATCTGACAGAGAAACAATAGCATTTTTTGCCGCTGCTGTTCCTTCATCAACAGACTCAAAGAAAGAATCAAACTGGTCAGTAGCATTTACTACTGTTTTGCCTCCTTCCTCGGTTACGTCAAAAAAGTCTCTTGAATCTATTTTTAACATTCTAAAATGTTCTCTTATATTATCTAAACTTTGGGAATACTGTGTAGTATCTTTGTCCACAGACCCCATAGAAGTAAGTTCCTTCATTATGTTGTTTGTCATACCTTCAATAAACTCTTTAGTAAGATACCCAGTCATATCACCTTGTTTGTCTTCCTTCAAACTGGCAGTCTGCATAAATGCTAGTAATGCGGACTGTACTTCGTCTCCGCCACCTGCAGCTATGCCCATTTGAGAAGCTCTAATCATTTCCATAACTGCCAAAGGTACTGAAGCTTTTTGTGTTTTCTTTCCCCCATCTACTATACTTGACTCTACGGTTTCTACTAGCTTAGTACCCATTTCTTTTATATCTGCGGTTTTTAGAATATTGGCTAAATGGTCAACTGCTTTTGCCATTTCCATCATAGGTTCTACCCCTTCTCTAATAGAATCTCCTATGGATTTTAATTTTTCTACATTAAATCCTACGATAGCGTTGTTTAATTCCCCTGCTGCTGACTCAGAATCTTCTAGTTTGTCTTTTAAGTCTTGTACGGCTTCTTTTGCTTTTGCTACGCCAGGAATCATATCGTAAAACATAGTAGCAATTGACAAGAACATAAATACACTAAATGCGGAATTTATTATTCCACCTAAAGCTGCAAATGCAGGCCCTGCTTTAGCAGCTCCTTGAGCTAACTTAGCCATTGCATTTTGTCCTATTAATTTAATTCTAATTAAACCTTTTTCTGCTTGTAAAAGTCCTGAAGATAATCCTAGACCTACTTTTTTTCCTGTAACGTTAGACATTGCAACAATTTTTTTGTAAGCGGCCTCTTGAATTGCAACTTGTCTTTTCGTACTTACACCAGTAGCTTTTTCTTGTTTTTTTAATGCGTTAATGTGTGCTGATATTGACCTTTTTTGGTTAGCAGCAGATTTTTCAAAAAACTCTTTTTCAGCCATTCCTCTTTTCTTTAAAGATTGTTTAAAAGCTTTTGAAACTGTTGATGTAGTTTTATTCTGTTCGATTCCTAATTTTTTATATTTTTTACTATTACCGTCTAATTGTGTATTTAATTCTGTGATTCTTGATTTTGAATTATTAACCCAGTTTTCTGTTGCAACACCTACTCCTTTTAGTCCAGGCATAATATCATTTGTTAATCTTAAAGCAAAGATACCTAAAACTCCAAATAGTATTGGTTTATTTCTATCTAAGAAAGATATAAAAGTGTTGATTGCGGGAAGAATTGTCCCTGAAATTGCTATTCCAATATCTCCTAAAGATGTTGTGAATGCGGTGATTTGATTGGTTAAATTATTAGCATCGTCTCCAATGGCTCCAAAGTTGCCTTCTAGCTGTTTGTTAACTTCGTTGTACACAGCTGCCCTTCTTTGAGCAATGGTAAGTTTGTCTGCACTTGCCCCTATACTTGCTGCATAGTTTCTTGTTGCGATATCTAGTCTTAAAATGATACCTAATTCATCTAGTAGTTCGGGTTCGGCTTTTGTCACACCACGAATCAATCTGTTGAATGAGTCTGTCATATCTCGACCTAATGCAACTGAAGCTCGTTTTGCTCCTTCTGCTAGTCCTTCAATTTGATCTGCACTAAAACCTGCTGCTGTTGCTATAGCTGTTTGTTGTGCTGCTGTTTGAAAATCAAGTAATCCATTAGTTGCTTCTCTAACTCTGTTTGTTATAGTAAGTAAGGATGTACCAGTAACTTTTGTAAGTGTTTCAAAACCTTTGATTTGTTGTTGAATATTTTGTGCATTTTCTAACGCTCTGAAAGCTGCTGTAACAGCAAAGACTGTTGATGCAAGAATCGCATATGATTGTACAAGGCCACCAGTACCTTGTTGTAAACGTGAAAAAGATTTTGACGCAGATTCTGTACGTCCTGACATAGATTGTAAATTTCTACGAGTATCACCCGCAGATTTACCTACACCAGCTATATCTTTACTGGCTGTTTTTGCTCGTCTTCCTACCTGTTTAAGAGTACCGTCATCAGTAACCTCAAAACTTATAATTGCGCCTTTTTTCTTTTTTGTCATTATTTCCTACTTTTTGCCTTTCTTCTTTCAGCCTCGTGTTGTTTTTTCACTTTGTCATTTAACATATTTGCATGTTCATGTTCTATATGCTTTAAAAAATATAAAGTTTGGGGTGGATTTGAAATTTCATACACTTTTATATATGTACTAAGTGCAGTCATATCTTTGCCTTGATAATAACCACTCATTCCGTCCCACTTATCCGATAACATTCTATGTAGGAAAAACGCCTCTTGAACTTCTAAAGGATAAGAGCTCATCTCTGGAGGCATTTTTTTAGGGTCTGGTTCTTGATTTAACTGTTCGCAGACAGCAAGATATTTATCAACATCTATGCCCTGGTCTACGAAAGTTCTCTTAATTAGTGCAAGTATTTGTTCTACTTGCTCTGCGTAAAATTTTCCAGATCTCCTACAGTATCAGTTACCCATTGGTCAAAATCACCTGAATTTCTCATTAATAATTCAGCGTTATCTTGTGTGTATTCAAGTTCATCATCTAGATTTAGTTGAGATACATCCACCAATAGAAACTCTTCTAGGTACTTGTATTTTAATCCATTCCAACCTTTTATTATCGCTGAGACGTATTCTACCATAAACAGATCTTCATCTAGCGTATCTTCAAAGGCTCTAGTCTTTTTATTAAACTTTTGCTTTAAACACTTATTTCTTAGTTTGACAAGTTCTTCTCTACTTAAGTAGCAAAGAGATACTGCGAAACCTGTATATCCTGGGTAATCTATCTCAACTGTTTTGCTTGGAGTTAATAAACTCTTAAGCGATACTGGTTGTTTACTTTTTTCTTCCGTCATTTTTATTCCTAATAAAGTGAGAGGGCCGAAGCCCTCTCGGGTTTGTTTTAGCTAGCGTGGTAAGTAAGTTTTACTTCGTTTGCAGCTTGTGTCTTAGTTGCTGAAGATAAATCAGTTGCTAAGCCGTGGAAGGCTACGTCTACTGATACTACATCTTCAAAACTATGAGCTGGTAATTCTAAATGTGCTTTTGGTACTTCAACATTACATCGTGGGCTGTTTGCAGACCCTCCGATAGAGAATGTTAAATCAAATGCGTTAGTAATTACGCCTCTAGACTCTTGTAGTCTTTCAAATAAGTCTAATGACCCATTTGCTGTGTCGTTTAGATAACAAGTAAAGTTACCTGAAACTGATCTTGTTCCCATTACATGTCCTAATGGAAGGTTGACTGTACCTAGTGTTTCTGGAGTTAGATAAGTAAGATTATTTTCAATTGTAATATTACCACCTGTTAATGTAACACCATAGTTATAGTCAGACCCGCTGTCAACATCTAATGCTCCTAATGTACCTGTTGATTCTGATACATCAAAAGTCATAGCTAAGTCTGTTAACTTTTGTCTTATAAAGTTACTTGTTGAACTTATACCTTCATCTACTAATCCAAGTGTTGTTTCACCACCTGCATCTGTAACTAAAGTTGCCACTTCTTCTACTTGTTTACCATTTCCAGACCAAGCAATTTGTGCTAATCCTTCAATATCAAAGTCTATGGAAGCTGAACCAATTGAACAATCAGATACTTTATATATAGTTATGCCTGAACCAGTTGAATATGTTCCAGGTGTACTATCTTTTGATGCTCCAAGTACAAAAAACAAATCAAATACTCCAAGAGTTACCTGATTTGAGTTTTCAAAGTTAAAAACATTTGGCTCATAATCAGTCATAGTTCCTGTAGAATCGGATCCTGTACCGTCATCATAATTACTCGCAGACATCGCAGACCATAAAGGCCCTTCTACTGCAAACTTTTTCGCACTACCTGCGTGTTGCTTGTTACTCACGCCGCTTGTTATAACGGACGGAGCTCCTGAAGCAGACACTGTAGGTCGCATATACGTTGAAAATGACCATTCTGCTGGTGCAAAAGAATCAGTAAACATCGCTCTACCTCTTTTAGAGTACCCAGTTGATGATGCCGCTTCATTCAGAGTAATCTCTGAAGTGTTTGTTCCTTGACTAAAACTAAAACCGTCTAATACAGGGATCTCATATAGAGCCTCTTTAGCGCTCGTTCCGTCTAGGCTATGCGTCATAAATACTTTGGTATCTCTACTAAAGAAAAATGCCATTATTTTCTCCTATTTAGTACCGAATCTCAATGGTGATTTCTCCTACACCAAGAGGTTCCAATACTCCTTCATCTGTATCTACTGTACCGATTGTTGTCTGTACTGTAGACTGAGATGCTCCTGTCGAATCGTAATACGTTAAGGGATCTTTATCCTCTAGTATTGTTTCAACATCTTCTAACAACTCTTCAAGTGCTTCGATAACATCATTGTCATCTGAAACGTAACATCGAATCGTTATTCTTAAAAATCTAAATCTAAATCCACCGCCGTCATATTCACGAGTTTCTGTACCTGCTCCAATATGGATGGTAGGAAATTCGTTTACTTCATCCCAAAACTTTAGTCTTCTTTCTACATTTGAGACTGCTGTTCTAAAAGGTGGAGTTCCATTAATTTGCTCTAGCTCTGTTGCTAAAGCTTCTACTATGGCTCGTCTACGCGTGGTATGTTTCCTTGCTAGTGACGCTTCCATTATAGTACTCTTACTCCAAATCTACCACCTAACATTCCTGTGGCTACTTGTCTTACTGACGTTTTTATTAATCTTTCAGGGTCTCTTTGCGCAGTATACATTTTTCCCCCTCTTGCAAATGTTTCATACGGGTCATTTCGGTAACTAGTTTCTATCATTGTATTACCACCTCTCGGCCCTTGTGTTATATTATCTACTCTTACCGAATTTGCAAATCTACCTGTTCTATAATTAAGTGCAGGTGAGTGCATATTCATTGCAACTTGTACGGGTAACATTTCATTAAGCAGTGCTTTTAAAGCCATTGGATTTGTCCCTGCTTTCTTTTCAACATGTCCCATACCTCTGCCATATCCCGAGGTTTTTTTAACATTTTTTCTTCTTTGTTGTTTTTTTGTTACTTTACCTTTTTTAGCTCTAATTTTGTCTCTTTGGTTGCTTTTGACTGTTCTCGCATCACTTAGCATTTTTTTATTAACTTTAAGTCTCATGTCAGGATGTATCTTATGTGGAAATCCTAAAAGTTTTTCTATTACTATTTTTCCTGCTGCTGCTGTTAAATGTTGTTTAGGGCTTCTAGAAGTTTCCATCTCTTCATCTGTAAGCTGATTAGATAAACTTTTAATCACTGAACTTTCATAATTATTTATAAACTTTTGAAGTTCTTTACTATCATAATCCTTCATTGTAGCATTTTTATTAGCAGGGTCAAAAGTTATTTGAACCTTAAGATTTTTTCTCATATCTTCTACTGACATATTAAGATATTGTTCTAATCCTACTTCTGTTAAAAATGCTTTACTATACTCTTCGTAAACTCTGTCATATAGGTTATTTATGTTGTGTCCTGCATTTATGGCTTGTGTAAACTTTCCTTCTTCTATAGCGCTGTGTCTTTCAGACGCATTTTCCTTCATCTTTTCTGCACCACCAAAAGCTGCTACTGTTGTTCTATTACTTTTTGTTCCGTGTAAAGCACTTAACCTAATTCCTTGTCTACCTTTTTTCTTGTCTGCTTTATAGCCCTCTTGCATTTGTGAACCACTTAACCCACTTCCTATTAACTCATTTATATCTTTTCTAACGTTATTTACAACAGTTCCTTGCATAGCCCCCATTGCCGCTTGGTTAGTAGTAAATGTACTTTTTGCTCCTGATGTTAGAGTGTGTTTATTACCATACCCCTCCATAGGAAAGTTAATCTGTAAAGTATTACTACTACTCTGATAACTTAATTTTCTAGCTATTTTGCCACCTGCTAAGCCGCTGTATTCTTTTTGATGCTGTGCACCTGTAAACCCTCTTCTTACATGCCCTGTTATTATACGGGCTAAATCTTTATCAGGTACTGTTAAACCATTATCTTTTAGCACTCTTCTACAAACTTCTTTGACATTCTTTTCTACATCATTTAAGTTTATTGTAAATTCGTGTCTATAGCCTTGGTTTATCGCGTCTCTGTCTGCTGCTCTAATAGCCTTAGTAATTTCGTCTTTTACTAATTGAATCATTAAATAACCACTCTGTACAAATCCAACACTCTTTTTATATGGTCTGGAAAATCTGAGGAAGTTCTTATACCTGAAGTTCCTTGATTCTGTACTTGTGCGCCACCTAATGATCTTCTTTCTTTGTGTTCGTCTTTCATATAGTAATTTACTAAGTCAAAGAGTGCTAGTTGTAAATCTCTAGGGCAAGTGCTATATCCAGCTTTATATGTAATTTTCACTGACCCTAAGCCTCGTGCCCAATTTACATATTGTCCTTGCTCATTTGTTCTTACAACTGCATCCGTATCAACATCTGCATAGTACTGGTATTTACCTGTCGTCAATTCTTGATACGCTTCTGAGTAAGAAGTTCTTTCTTCTACTTTAGTAATACTAACCAATGGACTTTCACTCATGATTATAGTACTAGTAAAGTTGTCGTCAATATTAAAAACTTCTACTTTGTCTGAACTAAAATAATCTACAAATGATATTCCACAATACTTTTTAACTAAATCAGATACCTGAGGTACTATAACTGCAAGACGATCATCATCCTTCTCCCCTCGAAGGCCTTCTGCGTCTTTATATTCTGCTACTGTTATTAAGTCTGCCATAGTTAAAAAGGGTGGGTTATAGGTAACCCACCAAAACCGTAATTAGCTATTAACTAGCTTTGTATTTTAATCCCCACTTAGAAGTTGCACCGTCAATTAAGTCAGTGAATCCTAATCTCTGAGAAGCCACTAGGACTCTTCTTTGATTAGCTACTTCGTAGTCTGATTCAATTGTAACACCTCTTAATCTAGGCATTACATAGTTTCTTGGGTATACTGCTATAGCACCAAATTTGCCAGCTGCTTTAGTAGCAAATTCATCACACATGATTACTCTTGATCCAAATACTTGTCCAATTTCACCATTTAGCTTAGTAGCCATGTCGCCAACTAGGTTAGCGTCTTGGAATTCAGCATCTTCTAGTAAGTTATAATACACATCTTGCGATACGATATATACAACTTCTGAAGGATTGATTCCATATTTGCCCATGTTCTTTCTCATTCCAAGTAAGTCTGAAGCTTCTACAACATCACTTGCTGCAAATGTTCCTGTAGGCTGAGTGAAGTCTGAATCTCCAGCGGATGCTGTAAGTAGACCTTCAAATGCGCCTGAACCATAAACACCGTCTGTTGAGCTGTTACCAGCTAAGATAGCATTTTCGATACTTCTTGCATGTGATCTAACCATAGACTCTCTAATTAAAGGAAGAATCGGTAAGATTGCATCTTCTTCAGTTTCATTACCTAAGTATGATTGTGAAATAAGCTTGACTGTGTTTAAAGTTCTTTCAGTCAAATTAACACCAGTATACGGTGATCCTAGGGCGTTGCCTCTTGGGTCTAAGTTACCGTGTGGTGATGAACCTGATGCTGTTTGAGCTGAAGCAAATTCAGCATAACCAGCGTCTGGTAAGATTGGGATAATCATGTTAGCAGAAGTCATAGCGATTTCTCTAAATAGAGGTGCTAAGACTAATTCATTTTGAATATCTCTTTCTATGTTTGTTGAAACGATTTGTTCAAAGTCTGCTGATGATACTTCAGTACCTGAGTGAGCGTTCACTGCTTTCATCACACCTTGTGCATAATCATTGTTCCATCCTTTACCAGTAGCTAAACCAGCAAATTTTGCATCAATGATGTCGTTTTCAAAGTCTTTCTTCCAGTCGCCGCCGTTACCTTTAGCAAAAGTTCTTTTGGACTCACGAATGCTCATGATTTCCTCTGATTTTTCTGCTAGTTGTTTTTCTAGGCTGTCGACTACTGTTTTCAAGTCTTCATTTTTTTCGTTAACTCTAGCTTCTAGATCGTTCATTAGCTTTTCAGCTCCTGTCAAACCAGCTTCCACTATAGTTTTTGTTTCCATTTCCTTCGCTTCTTGAGCAGCTTTTTGTGTAGCTTCTTCAGATGCTTGCTTTTCAGCCGCTTCTTCATTTGCTTTTACTTCTGCTGCCTTCGCTTCGGCTTGCTTCATTGCAATCTTAGTCGCAGTATCTTCTGCTACTTTTTTTGCAAATGCTTCAAGGTCGATTGAAGTTTCAGGAGATTTTCTTTCTTCTGACATATCAGTCTCCGTTGATGAGGATTTCTCCTCGCTTGGCTGCTCAATTTTAACAGCGTCTGCTGCTGCGGTTGAGTTAGCCTGTAAAATTTGTTTTTGGTACTCTCTGTACTGTTCCATACTATCAAATGACTTTGCTAATCCAAAGGTTGCCCCTTGGTTGCAAGGCACTGACACTACAGACACTTCAAATAGTTCCGCGTCTTTTATTTTGTACCCATCGGTATCAGTCATATACTCAGAGTCTTTACATCTGAATCCTACTGAAAATGCTCCGAGAACACCATCTTTAACTAATTGGGTTATATCACCTGCTGCTTTTGATATCTTTGCAGATATTTCTAAGCCTTTATCGGTCACTTCTAAACCAGTGGCTCTACCAATTGGTTTATTATAGTCATGGTTAAAAAGAATAATTGGATTACCTTTAAAGTTTTCCAATCCACCTTTCATCCACGCTTCGCTTTCGATAATATCACCAGCTCTATCTAGTCCATTTGTACTTGCAGAACCTTTAATATTAATTCCACCATCATCAGTTTCACCTAATGATTTAAAAGTGCTAGTCCATTGATATATCTTTTCGTTACTTTTTGACATCTTTAACTTCCTTTTTAGTAGTTACTTTCTTAGGAGCTACTTTCTTAGGTGTTACCTTTTTCGGTGCTTCTTTTACTACTACTTGGACAGGATATCGTTTCTTGACAACTGCACATACTCTATTCCAAGATCCAAATGCTCGTCTAAGCATAAAGTCTTTTACTGGTACATCGTTGCCGAAGCTTTTATATGTTACTAAATCCATTTTTTCAACGCCTTTGCTGGCTATGAAATCGGATAAAGCCTTTACCATCATGTCTTTTGTCATAATTATTCTTCCTCGCTTGGTGGGGTCTCTTGCGGTCTGCCACCTTCTTCTGGATTTGAGGCTGAACCTGCGATATTTGCAGGAACTCTTGGTTGATCAAATCCTGTGATTTCTTCAAGTCTTAATGCCTCCCTTGCTTCATTCGGTGTCATTATACCAGAATTAACAAGAGTAGCAAAGTAACTTGCTTGGTCTCTCAACTCTGGTTGTAAAGCAGGAATACCTGCAATATTTTCATCTAGTTTGAAACCGAAATATCTCTCGAAAGCACACTTAATTTTATTAGTAATTGGAAGTATGGTTTCTAAGTAATATAATCTGTGGTTTGGTCTTAAGTTAGCATTATTACCGCTATCCATTAAGATTGGTGGTACACCTAACGCTTTTAAGATTATCTTTTCATTATTGCTAATGCCTTCTTGAAAATCTAAATCTTTAAAACTAACTTCTGTTAAGTTTTCCACTTCTAAACCACCGTCTAAGAACAATGGTCTCCTTCCACCTGACTGTGGATTGTATCTAGCAACCCAAGCCTGTAACATTCTTTCTTTAATTTTTTCAGAAAGAGTATTTGGTGATTTTAGTACCAATCCTGGTACTGCGCCATTTTTAAAGAAGTTATCCTGAAACTTTCTCATGCTTGTTAGTAACTGCATAGTTCTAAAAGCTGGTTTGAGCCTCGGTACTCCTCTATAAATGGAATTAAAACTGTTTTCTTTAATATGAATTATCTCACTAGGCGAGTACTCTATAGTGTTATCATAAACATACTTTTCTACATAAGTACTGTCATCACTATAAATAGTTACATGCTGTGCTGGAAGATGGTAAAGATGTCTACCATCATAATATACAAAGATATTACCATCAATAATTAAGTCTATCAAAAGATTTCTTTTAAAGCTGCTTACGTCTTGAAATGGATTAGGTTCTTTGTTTAATAACAAGTCTACTCTAGTTCTTCTTATTTCTTTCTTTATAGGACTTATGCCCTGTATTTTTTCTCCAACATCAAAAGGTACTTCAGCTGCGTCGTCCACTATCATGTTGACTGACCTGTTTACTACTTCTAATGTTTCGTATGCTTGTCTGTAATTAGTAGGATTTTCACGACTATCAATGGTCATTCCTTGGTCGCGAGATATAACATACTGCGAAGGATTTAGTTTCTCCTCGTCGTTTCTGCCTATAAATCTATCATACCATGCCATATTTGTCTCTCTGTATCTCCACCCATTTTTCTTGTTTTTTCGCTGTTTGTAGTTTGGGTCGTTTTCCGTATATTGTATGCAATCTCATGTGATGCATATGACATAAAGTAACAGCTTGGTTATAAACTTCGTTATAGTTTTCTTTTATGAAATCTTCACGAAGTGCTAATATCTCTTCCTCGGTTTCTATGATGACCTTTTCCTTTTTCATCCACCATTCTAATAACTCGGTTAATCCGTTGAAATGATGAAAGTCCAGATTCTCTGTACTTCCGCAAATGTGACACTCCGTTCCTTTTTTATATTTAGACTTCGCCTTGTCACGAACATATTTAACTAAATCTCTCTTTAAAGTCATAAACCTACTCGTATAATAGAATTATATCGTAAATTTAAACTCATGTCAAGAACTATTTTTGATAGGTATAATTAGAATGTAGTGGCACTTGTCTCAAACGAATACATCGCGTATCGTATCGCATCGGCCATGTGAGATGCATAGTTGTGTTTAGGTTTTTCTTTTAATAAGTTAGGGTTTGGATCCCATTGATACTGATCTAAACACAGTAGAGATTCTTTACACGACTGATGAACGAAAAGTTGATCGTTGTCTACTATAGTAGCTACACATCCTATACCATCTAGTACTGACTTTTTGGCATTGATAGTAGTAATATCATAGTTTTGTGCAAAATCGAATCTTGTTTGTTGGGCTGCGGAATCAATATAAATATAATCTATGTCCCACTTGTTAATAAGCTTCTGTATTTCAATAGCATGCTGCTCTGTAGTCCTTTCACTGTTAAGATACTCATCTACTAAGTAAAATTTTTCAGCATCCCAGTCATATGCAATAACACAGAAAGCTGTGGGGTCTTTATACCCTACGTCCATTCCTGCGAATATATCCATACGTCCAGTTTCTAGCTCTGCTAAGTCCGAAATCTGTGTTTCATGATTAAAATTCCATACTTGTCCTTCAAATACATTGAAGTCAGCCAAATATTCTTGGTTAAACTCGTTTTCTGACATAGTTTTCTTAGCTTCTGCTATATCAGAGTCAGATAATCTTGGATTTTCGTGGTAAGTTGCCCTAACTGATGCCCATTCTGGAAATTCATCACTAAATCCTCTGTGCCAAAACTCTGCAAACCAGTTATTTCTACCCCTAGGTGTAGATATAAAGATTGCTTTGGAGTTTGCTTTATCTAGTGTGGGCCTGAGCGCAACATTGAAAGCATCCTTGCCGTCAACAAGGGCTGCTTCGTCGAATATGATGAGATCATAAGATCTACCCACAACTGAATCCACTTGGTTAACAGAACCCATACGGATTGTAGAACCATTCGATAGTTCAATAACTTTATCTTTTGCATTATCTCTAGTAACCTCTAAATCAAAATGTTTAATCAATTGTCTTTGTAAATCAAAAGAGATTTGAGACAATGAATAGTTCGGTGACATTAATAATACATTAGAACCTGGTACTAAAGTGATTAATTGACCGATTATATTTGCTATATATGTCTTGCCTTGTCTACGAGAGATCGCAGCACAGACAAAACGGTATTTGGGATTGTTGATAGCGTTGATTAACGCTGTCTGGGAAGAATTTGGACTTACACCTAATAACTCCATGTAATCACCTATAGGTAGTTTGATAAATTTATTCTCATCAAACTCCATTAGGTTAGTACTAAGTATATCTTTTCTGCTTAATGTTATCAATGTATAGTCTCGTTAAAAAATTCAAATAGTTCGTCTTCGTTATCAAAAAGTCCTGCTTCTTGACACTTATTGTAAAGGTATAAAAAGGAGGCTGACACTTGTTTTAAGTTTTTCTCGGCTTTGGAAAGAGTACGCTTATCTTGCATCTCCATCATTTTACTTAAAAAGTTATTAGCATGGATTTGACCTTCATCTAACCATACTTTTCTGCCATCAATTTTGGGAATTCCCATATTATCTCCTTTTTACCATTTAACTTTATTTGCCCAATAAGCTGCTGACATCTTGCCTCGGGCAATATTCTTTCTATGTCTAGCTTTAAAACTTTTACGTTTCATCTTCATTCTACGAGACTCTCCAGCTTTAGGTTTCCCTGCTGTCTTAGCTCCTTTCTGTCCAAAACGTATAGTTTTAATCTTGTTTCCTACTTTTGCCACTACAATGTGTGACTTAGTACGATGGCCAGGTGTTCGTTTGGGCTTATTGAATCCACTTACACCTGCTCTTTTTAGTCTAGGGTCGCGCTTACGTGGCATGATTATCTCCTTTTACGAAGTATCTTACCTGCTCCTTTCTTACTAAATTTTGCTCGCTTAGGCTTAGTAGTCTTACCAAATCTTGGTCCAACTGCTTTAGCTCCTGCGGCATATCTGAGAGCTTCCATACTGTTAGGGTTTTTACTGTTTACAGTAGCACCTGCAGCTGAGTTCATGTCTCTAGTGACACCTCTCTTTAATTTATGTTTACGAATCTTTTGAGTGTTGTGTACACCAGTAGGTCCGCTTAAAAATGATCCTGTTCTAGCCATTTTTGTCTCCTATAAGCTTTTTCAATTGCTTATCTCGAAAATCACACTCCTTCATAGTAGCGTAGTTTTTCAGTTTTATTAGATTGGAAAGTGTTCTGCGTCTCTTTATTATAAGAGCTGCTACTGATATCTCAATCTGTGCCAACCTTTGCGTCATTTCAAACTTCTGGTCAAGTGCACGATTGGTCATCTTACTTTCTCCTTCTCTTAGTTGTTCTTCTTTTTCGTTTTACAAAAGTAGATACATTCCTTGGCTTGCCGCCAGGATTACCTGCTCTCCTCTTGCGTGTTACTGCAGATCGTTTCTGCGCCGAAGTCATTCTACGGGCTTTACTAGCTGGTACGCATTTGGGATAGCCTCCCTTGCTTCGTGCAGATTTTCTTCCACACGGAGGATGTCCGCCACCTTTTCTCTTACGAGAGATGTCTACCCATCCTTCTTTGAACCATTTAGTTAATCCACCTTTAGGTTTTGCCATTACTTCCTTCTTTTACGTCCAGTACCCATACGATACCTTCCGCCTTTGGCTTTGTAAGTTTTTACTAGCCATCCATTAGCATACGCTGATGGGTATACCTTAAACTTTCTCTTTGCTTGTGCTTTTACTCTAGCATAAAGAGTAGGGTTTGTAGGTACTGGACGCTTCTTAGCGGCCTTCTTTCTTTTTCTTGCCATTGAATCTCCTCAATGCATAGTGGGCATTTCAGCCCACTATACCCCCGAAATGTTATTTGTCTTTAGCTTTACCAACATTTAAGGCAAACCAGTCTACTAACATGTAGACTTTCTTCATCCAACCGTCATCTATAGGGGTTGGAGTCAAAGCTGCTATTAGAGAACAGATCATTACCACTGTCGGTAATACTGCTATCCAAGCTGTTAACCATTCAAAGAATCCTAACATACTTATCTCCTATCGTACTAAAAAGTACTCCTTGCGATGTATACGCGTCCTAGTAGCCTTGGCCACCAGGGTTATCATTTAACGTGTTTAATTTACCACGCCAAATTGATTGCTTATTTACCTTACCGCCATGGCTGTAAAACCACGGTAGTCCAGTTACATAAGTATTCAAGATCCTCTCGAGTCTAGTTTTATTTTCTATTTTTACAGTATATCTATAAAGGTTTTTAGTGCTAAAATCTACACAATATAAACCTCCAAAGTTAGCATTATTATTTTCTAACTTTCTTGCTTCTTCTAAATTTTTAACGCAGATAGTATTAAACTTATCTAATCCATATTGGAATTTTCGTACACTATTAGTTGCGTCTCGAGTGATCGTAATTACTTCATCTTGAACGCTAATTGTGTGTGCATCTGCCCAGATACAGAAGGGTTGTAATCCGATAACTCCAAAGTTATCTCTGCCTTCGTTCTCTAGTCTTTCCCAAGTATCTTTCTTGAAGAATCTAGTGTTGCCTTTTCTAGAAAATATCTGACCATAGTATACAGGCACTTCCCTATCCCTTGGGACTGCATTATCGTAGTAGTATGTTCTTGATATTTCGTATGGTGTTTTCTGCATAATTTTAGTTAAGGGCGGACTGGAGACCCCTCGATATTTTTCCGTGTCATGATATAATATCATGCTCTTTAGCTTAGTATAAGGTCATCCAGTCCTAAACTTTGATCACCTCCTCAGGTTACTTCTTGCGCTTTCTTTTTAAGATCGCTTGTTGTAGTTTCTTAGGTAGTTTCTTTTGGGCAGCTGTTAAGCCTCCCATTGACTTTTTCTTCTTTCCGCCTTTCTTCTTTGGTCGGCCTCTTTTAGAGCCGTAAGTTCCTTTGCCTTTGGGCATCTCTCTCTCCTAAGTCCAACGAGGTGGCTCGTCTGGACACTCAGCCCATCTTAATTTAGTTTTGAGGGGCATAAAACAATGACATATCTTACAAGTCTTCCAAAACTTACTATAGTTTGGACATTTTTGACATATCTTTAGTCGTTCTTCGTGTGTCTTTTTAGTCGAAGTCTGCGTGGTAATTCGTTCCATACTCATTTAGTTTATTTATCCACCAATCTTGTGAATGTATACTAACGTGAAAATTAGTACCATCACTAAACGTTTTGATTGCTGGTTTAGTATCTATATGAAAGTAACAGAAATTTCCTAAAAAGAAAACTTCATGTAGTATTGAATCTACTTCATCTGGTAGTATATGTTCCATAACATCTACACAGAGTACTAAATCAAAATACTTTGAACTAACTCCCGGTAACTTTGCATACTCCTTCATATACGGGTCATAAAGCTTTGGCATTGGTATACCCCACTCTTTGTGGACTTCTTGTCTTGTATACTGCCAACCTTTACCACATCCGTAGTCTAATACATTGTAAGGATTTACTTTTTTAATCACCTCATGTATTTTTTCTTTGTTCTTTATAGTTGTTCTACCACTCATTGTAGTAGTGTTCTCATGAACCCAAGTATATTCGTTTGCTAGTTGTTCTTTACTTATCACGTCTTATACGCTTTGGGTTATGTGATTTTCTTCTTAGGTTCTTCTTTCTTGCTAAAAGTTTCTTTACCCTTGCTGAAAGTTCTGGAGAGTCATTTTCTTTCTCCACTGCATCTTGTAGTGCGTCTTTTATTTGTTTACCCATTCTAGTGCTAACTCCTTAGTTTTAAATATTTCAAGGCTAGTGCCTTTTAAATGCCACATACCTCTTTTTTCATAAAGTTCCCATCCTTCTGGTACTTCTCTCTTAACAACCTTTTTCATCTTAGGTGCTTTTGTTATATCTTTTTTCTTGTAATCCATTTCCATGATTTTCTCCTACATAATTGTAAACATACTTGCTACGATGCCAATTAATGACATGAGTAAAAACCCTGCGCATCCTAATAATATAGTTTCTATTCTTGAGACTTGATCGTCAATTCCATTAAATCTATTATCAGCTCCTTTCTCCATATTCTCTAAATTATTAAATACCGTCTTCCAGCGTTCAGCACAAATAGCTTCGTGTTTTGCTAATTCCGCAGCTACCTGCTCAATTTCCTGCATGTTATTCCCCTTTTGCTTGTGGAAGTTTCCACATCTTTATCCAAATTATATCAAAAATTATACCTGGTGTCAAGTACTATTTTCGTATGGTATAGATTTTAACTGGTTCCGACTTGCCTTTTACAGTTACCTCGTCTAGAAACTCATACTCATAACCATCTACTAAACTGTGTTCGGATATAATTAAATCCGCATCATAATTCTTACAACTTGATTCTAGTCTAGCAGCCAGATTAACAGCATCGCCCAGAACACTGTAGTCAAAGCGTGTAGTACTACCAAAGTTACCCACCACGCACGGCCCGGAATTGATTCCAGCGCCTGTATTAATTTGATCAAGGCCCTCTTCTCGAAGTGTTTCATTTAGTTCCTCTAAGGCTATTCTCATTTCTATAGCCGCTTTTGTTGCATTCTCTATATGATTCTCGTCAGGAAGCGGAGCTCCCCAGAAAGCCATGATGCAATCTCCCATATACTTATCTATTGTACCTCCATGCTTGAGAATAATCTCAGTCTGATTGTCAAGGAAACGATTAATGAGGCTCGTAAGTCCTTGTGGATTTTTTTGATATTTTTCTGAAATCGGTGTAAATCCTCTGATGTCAGAAAAAAGAAAAGTTAGTTGTTCGGTCGACCCACCGAGTCTCAGTAATGTTGGGTCTTCCTGTAATTTTTTTACTAAGTCTGGACTTACGTACGTCCCAAATTGTTGTTTGATTTGAAGTTTCTGACGATACTCGGAAAGGAAACTCAGGAAAGTATGATAGCCCCAATAAAGAATCGAGACTACTACGACACCATTAAGGTTAAGTAAGTAGGAAGATTTATAAGCATACCCCATACCATACATAGCACCTACTATTACTAGTACTAAAGCTATTATAGAAATATAGACTCTACTAACCGTAAGAGCCAATAAGGTGAGGCTAAGTAAACCGAAGGCAAGCTTGCCAGAAAGAGTCCACGCTGGAGCAGACGGTGCGGTACCTGTGATAAGATTGTGTAAAATGTTTGCTTGTATTTCATGTGGGTATTTAGCCCCCGCAGGGGTCGGCACAGGGTTTGTTATTCCCTCTGCAGTCGTGCCGAAGATTACAAAAGGTGCATCGATCGGTTCTTGTAAGTATTCTAGTAATGATTGTTTATAGAAGGTTGTGTTCCAGTTAAGAAAGATACGAGCATTTGCATCAGTGTTCATAAGTGGATAGTTTGGTATTCTAACCCAAGAAACGCCTTCGCTTGTTGTTTTTAGCTGGTACGAAGGATCGTTTACTGCGACTCTTAAGAGTTCCAAGGCGAAACTCGGGTAGAGTTTTGACCCTACGTTTACGACTAGGGGAATACGACGAGTAACCCCGTCTATTTCCGGTGTAGCGGTTACTACTCCGATTCCCTTTATTTTTGATTCCAGCGTGGGTTCTGTAGGTATAATTCCTGGGTACTCGTATAGCCATGGTAATGGATCCTCTCCTAGCTGCGCAGTTCCTACATGAGGGGCTTTTGTGTTGCGCACTTGTGTTGATGCCGCGTAGGCTAACACTGTTGGTGTTACTTCGAGTCTTCGCTCAAAGTATGTATCTTGCATTGGACCTCGTAGGTCTTTGTTTGGCATCAGTACTGTAATTCCTGGTACTGCTTGGGTTTGTGTTATAGCGTCTCCGTAAACACTTCTTGGTAGAGGCCAGCCTCCGTAAGTACTTACTGTCTCTTCATCTATGTCTACTACAAGTATGTTCTCATTCTGTACTGGTTCAGTATTCATAATTAAGTAATCAAATGTTTTGAGTTCTAAAATCTGAAAAGGATAGGGATTCCATATAAGTAGTCCCATTGCAAGTATAATTGTGATTAATTTATTCATTCTCTATAATAATCCAAGTGTTATTTACTACGGCTACAGTTACTAAAAAGTTTGCGAAGTATAAGAAACTCTCATCTTCTTCCCAGAATAAACCTCCGTGACGTGCAATCTCACCCCATACTAGTTTATGTGCTACGAGCCTTGTCAAAGAAGGGTCGTCAGGCAGAAAAGGATTTGCTTCGGTTGCGTAGCCTTGTTGTACTGCATGATAAGTAGTTAGTACATCTAATGCATTGATTACAACGTAGTATTTATGAATTGGGTTTTCCCAATCTAATCTCATAGTAAACTCACTACGCTCTATGAGTTTGCCGTCTATTTCTATTTGATCGTAGTCCCAGGGAATATCAACCTGAAGATTGACGGATGCGAATAGTGGAGTTGTCACCAGAATTAAGAATAATGTTATAAGTTTTACCATCTTGCTCTATTATTATATTGTAGCTTGTCTCACCGTTGAGCTCTAGTTGTACTGATTGGATGACGCTACGAATAAGAGTAATCTTTTCTGCGTCTCCAAATGTTAAAATCTGTGTTGTTGGGTCTTGCCCAAATAATGTACCTTGTACGTCAAACTCTGAGAAAGCTTGTGCACCTCTTTGCTCTTTTATTGCAAGTGCATCTAATTCTTCGATAACTTCTAGTAAGTCTTCGAGAAAGTTTACATCTAGGTAATCTATGTCTAGTTCGTTGAACGATAAGTCTTCTTCTAAATAGTCTATGTCTAAACCGTCATAAGCGAGGTAATCGACGTCAAGAATATTGTCATCAGAGTCATCATTTCCAACTTGTCCTGCATTTTCTTCTTCATCTTTTTTAGGT